TTTCGTTTGGATCTGTTTCTTGAGCAACATAAGTAATTTTTATTGATTGTTCATTACAAAGAATTTTTCTTCCCTCAACTTTGTAATCTGAATTATATGCGTTAATAGTTAAAACTCTCAAGCAATCACTTGGTAAAGCAAACTCATAACTAAAACCATAAGCTGGAGTATTTGTAGTTTGTGCTAATTGTTGTCTTTTGATTATTGAGTTCCAGGGATGAGATCTAAATACCGCATCTCTTACTACTGCATATCTTTCATTGCATAGTCTTGCATTTTTTGAATTATCTGTAAGCGCAGTTATAGATGCTGCACCTAATTGGTTTAATGCTGAATTACAAATTTGTACTACTGATGCCATAAGTTCCTTTTTTAAATTTTGTTTTGCACTCTAGGCGAGTTCCACTCTCGCTTTCCCCGCCTAGAATATTTTAGTTATTACTCGTCACAAGGTACTTGGAATACTTTTTCTTCTTCCATTCTAGTAGCTCCAAGAGCCATAGAGTAGTACACTTGAGTTGCATAACTTTTATCGTCTCTTTCAGATATTTTAGCTTTAACATCTGCACCGATAGCAAGTTTAATTGCATCTTCTGTGAAACCAAAACATAATCTGTCGTCAGTATTAGTTCCATCCATAGGCAATCTATTAGACATAATAAATTGGAAACCTAAGAAACTATCTACTTGACCAGATGCAAGAGCTTTAACTGTATTAAAGTCTGCGCTAGTCACAGAAGTTGTGCCTAGTAAGTCTTGTATTTGTTTCGCACCGCAAACAAAATATCTTTTGATACTAGGATCTACATCGCCAGCGTCTAAGAAATGCTTAGTTGCTAAAAGTTTAGCAATAGTTAAGCCGTCTGCTTGTTGTGCAGTTGAGAATTTAGATGTACTTGGTAAAGGTACCGCAGTTCCACCAGCAACTCCCGTATCTGAAGAGGCATTGAAAGCTGCAATAATAACATCATCGATTGATCTATTCATTGCTGCCGCTGCCGCTTTTGCATACGAGCTTGTTGGATCTACTAGCATTCTAACTTTATCTAAGTCATCCACTAAGTCAGCCCATTCATAGTCTGCAAGAGATACTCTTCTTCTTGAGTGAGGAGTATTTATCTGAGGTGTCGCTCCGTGTCTTGTTGAACGAACAACAGCTGCTGTAGTTCCAATTTGGTCAAAAAATCCATTTTTGCCTCTTATTGTTTCTACATCAACAGCGCCTCTAAGTCTTGATCCCATTTGTTGAGCTAACATTGAAACATTTGAAGAGTATTGTTCTACAAATGCTGTAGTTATTTGAGTTGACATAATTGTCGTCTCCTTTTCATTGTTAGTTGTTAATTAAATCGGATGATTATCCTTGCGGGTCGCTCCTCGATTTTAGATCTCCTGGATCCTAGTCTTTCCTAGTGGCAACTTGGGTCTTTCGATTATCCAAATATATTTCAGCCTTACAGAAAAATAATAATTCTGTAAAGCGAAATTCTATTCTGGTTTAGCGTGTTTCTGTTCAAACAGCGCTTTAACCTCTTCAACGGCTGCTGCATGATTAGGATGGTTTTTATCCCAATATGATGAACCCTCAGCTTGTATCGTTGCAATCTCTTTATCTATTTGTTTTGGTGTTAGATAAGTTGGTCCCTCTGCTTGAGGAATTTTATCTTCTCCCATTTTAGATGCTAGATCTGCAAATGCTTTTATAACGGATGGATGATCGCCTATTTTAGTTCCATCTTCTAGGTTCATACTCATAAAACCTTTTGGAAAAACAGATGATACAACATTGTTAGCTTGTTCTAACTTTTGCTTGTATGCTGGTCCCCATTCGGTTTGTAAGTCATCCATTGCTTTTTGTCTGCCAGCAAGAGCTGCAGTATCTGCCTCTTGCAATTGATTAGCTTGCATCTCGTTATAAAATTTAACCAGACCATCGGCTTGATTAGGAAGTAATCCTAATTTATGAGCATGATCTGCAAAAACTTTCAGACCCTCCTCATCTACCTTTTGATCTTCTGGTAAATTAAATTTATAACCATCCGCTGTTTCTGGTCTGCCTAATCTTGAATAGACGGCATTCCAATCATCTTCTGTTGCGTGTTTGTTTGGTACTGGAATTTTATCAGCACCAACTAACTTCTGCGCATGAACATAGCTTTTAGCAAGACTTTCAATATCATTAATATTTTCTAAAGATTTGTCTGCTCTTACTTCATCGGAAAGACTTGCTTTCCAATCAGTAGTTTCGGTTGGAGTTGTTGTATCTCCAGACAGCGCTGGAGCTTGTTCCGTTGCTGCTACCTCTTGATTTTCACTCGACATTTTATTTCTCCTTTTTGTTGAGCATATTGTTTATAAATAAGACAACTGATCGCTGTCCCTCTCTAAATGCGCTATCGTGACTATCTCCTTGAACAAAGCTAGTCGTTTCATAGCTGCATCTCTTTTTAAGATCTTCAAGCACTTTTTCTCCGCTTTCAGATTTAAAAGTCTGTTTGTAGTTTATTGATAATTGTTTAATATCTTTTTCATTCATTTAACATTCCCGCTTTCAAAGCTGGCGCAATCTTACCAGCACTTTCGGCAACTTGTTGAGCTTGCTGCATCTGAGCTTGCTCCATTTGTTGCGCTTGTTTTTCTTGCTGGATTTGTTGTACCTCTCCACGGGATCTCATTACCTTAGCTGGTAATCCTAAAACATCTTTAACATGATCTACTAAACCATCTATGTCCAGGTAATCAAATACTGGAGCAACATTTTGAAGTGATCCAAATATTTCTATACCTCTCATAACTGATGAAAGCTCTTGTGTCTTTTGAGCTTTGGCTAAAGGAGATACATATTCAATTTCAACATCTGCATCTGATACTGTTTCTGGTGGTTGAGAAAACTTATTATTTTTTAATAATAAATTAAAAGATCTAGTAATTAATGGCTGCAGTAATTCAGATTGTAATCTACCTAATACTGGACCAAGTAATCTCATCTTTTCCTCAGTACGCTGCATGACTTCTGTTGCTGTCATGTTTTGTCCCTGGGTAGTCATTAATTGATCGACAAAGAAATTTTCTCTAATAGCTTTTCTTCTTTGCTCTTCCATTTGTAATCCTAAAGGATTGTTGGATCCAATATTTAATGGTTCAATTCTTTCTCTTGTTCCAGATCTATAGAAGTTTAATCCTCCAGGAATAGTTCTTACTGGTAAAACAAAACCATCATCTGGAACCATTAAAGGTGGATCTATTTGTTTTTGAGCTGCTTTAATAGTTGTCTTAGACATTGTATTCAACATCTTAACATCTGGCAAAGCATTCATTGCTGGAGATCTTCCGTAAATTTCATTTGAAGATGATTTTAAATATCTAGGAACCACATAAGGAAATTCTCTAAATCCACTTTCTCTTAACATAATCCCAGTATCTTCGTGGACATGACAAGATATAAAATCCATATTCTTATTACTTTCATAACCCATAGCATTCTCTGATGCTTGTACTGAATGAATTATAAAAGTGTCATCATAAGGAGCTGATTGAATTTTAGATGCTAAAGCTGGTGGAATAACCGCATCTGGATACATTGCGGGAATATTTTTATTTTTTACTTGAAATCTTCTTACCAAACAATCTACCATGCCTCGCTCATTTTCAGTTATAAAAATTTCTGAGATATGAATTGTTTTAAATCTTAGATCATCTTTAAAGTCATCTGTAATAAACATTGCAGAAGTACCAAATGCTAACAGCTCATGGTATAATTCAAAAATTTCTTGTTGGAAGTTTGATCTAGCAAATACTTGCTGCATAACTTTTGCGCAGCTCTCTAACCATTCAACAGCCTCATCGTCATCGTTCATCATTTCAGATCTAAATTTTAATACAAACCACGGAGATATAGTGTTGGTTAGCATACCATTTAAACTAGCTGATAATAATTCTAAAGCGTGTGTAGCTGTGCCATCGTATATTTGATCGTGCCTTTTATCGCCTTTAGTTCTTTTTAAAGTGATGTTCGATTTTCTAGGTAAAAAATAATTTGCAATATCTTGCCAATGATCTTCCCATGTCTGTCTCTGTGATTTTAGAGTATTGTATTTTTCTAAAATCTGTTTGGCTTTTTTATCTATTGCCATTTATCCTCCTAATAAAGTTGCTTTTGAAGTTGTTAGTTTGTTATCTCCTAAACCTTTAGCTCCAGTTAAAATAGTAGAAGATCTGCCTTTACCTCTTGACATATCTGCTTTTGACATGGCTCCCTGGTCTATTTCAGCAGTAGTTGGCGCTGGAATATAAACTGGCGCTGGTGGTGCTGGCGGTTTTGGTGCTAATTTTCTTGCTACTCCTCCCATAACTTTCTCCTTATCCTAGTTTTGATTTTTTGTTTTTATCTTTAGCCACTAAGGCTCT